TCGTCTTGCCAGAGCCGGGTGGGCCAAAAACTTTGGTGACGTTCATTCTTCTTCCCCTAACCAGTCATCCCACTCATCCTCGGGCCACACCAATACGGGAGTGTCCTTGCCCATATAAGCCCCCTCAATATTAAACTCGATGAACTCTCGCGCCTCATCCATGTCCATGCCTTCTTTCATAAGGTTTTCACGAATGATCTCTGCGTTGTAGACCAGAATATTCACTGTAGAGCTGCCAATGTGGATCATGGCGGGCCCAAGGATCGCGTTGTCGTGTCCGTCAATTTTTAACATCAAAAAGGACTCCTTACGTGGCGTTGCTCGGGGGTTTCAAACGGTGCGTCTTGTTGGCCAAAGCGCGGAATGGACCAGCAGCGGGCGGTGCGGTTCTTCAAGAACAGGCTGATGGGCTCGCCGCCGAGGTCGCGCAGGCGCTGGGCCATCTTGGGGTGCGTCATGCCCTTGAAGTTGTTGCGCACCAAGTGGGCCTCGAGGTCCTTCATGCGGAAGTACGTGCGGGCCTTGTCGTCGTCGGTCCATGGGCGGCCCATGAGGATTTCGTCGCGGTCCATCGCTTGCTGCAAGTGGGTGCAGAACTCTTCCAACATGTCGTTGAAGCGCCCTGTGATGCTGGTGTCTTCGCTGGCCTCGGTGATCTGCTCTGTCTCCACCATTTCTTTGAGCAGGGCGTTGAGCATGCCTTCCCAGTCTTGCTTGCGCAAGGTGGGCGGCAGCAGGTTGATCTTTTCAACGCAGGCCTTTTGGAATGCGGGCTGGGCAAAGAGGCTCTCGGTGTCGAGCTCAACGCGTTTGCCGTTGATGTCCAAGAACCACAGCGGGGGCTCGGAGTTGTACTTGGAGAGCGATGACATCTGCGGTGCGTCAGGGCCGTTGCCACCGATGCCGTACTTGCGTGTGCGGCACAGGCCGCTGTTGCAGAAGCTGTTGAGCGGGGAGTCCTTGCACTTATAGTGGTACTCCTTCTTGTGCAGCTGCTTGACCACCAACTGCACCTCGTTGTTGGGCAGGGGCGGCGAGACGTACTTCTGGTTGTGTTCGACCAAGGCATCGTCCCAGTGGATGGGGATCATCTTTTTCAGGTAGATGCCGATGTTGAAGAGCGCGTTGTTGCGGGTGCCTTCGGGCACGCCTTGCGCGCACAGCGCTTGCAGGCACGGCGGGCCGTCCTTGATAGGATGGTCAGGGGCCTTGGGCTCTTCTGGAAACTTCAGGTCAGGGTCTTGCACCCACTGCTCGTACAGCTCGTAGAACTCTTCAAGGGTTGCGGCATTGCCGTCGTCCTTGATGGCGTAGCGCATGGTCTGATCCCCACCGAAATACGGCAGGTTCAGGAAGTTGCCCGTGTCGCCACGATCAACCAGGATTTCGGATTGCTTGGGGAAAATCTCGCGCCCAGCTTCGCCCAATAGGGCCGCGCTGGCTTTGAGGTAGCGCTGCATTTCAGAAGCAGGTATGGGGGCCTTGGTGAACAGGAATACGTGTGCGCCACCGGACTTGCTGCGGCACACCACCATGGGCAAGCCAAGGGTGCGGACCTTCTTGATGAGGCCGGCATGGTCCAGTGGATACTGGTCGATGTCGACGCAGCCCCAGATGCAAGAGTTGTCGGCCCGAATGGGGATGATGCCCAGACTCGGCTCGACACCCTGTAGGTGTTTGGTCCAAAGGTCGTCGGTTGGCGGCTTGCGCACAACGACAGCCTTGCCCGCTTGCTTACCGTCTCCACGAGACGATTCAATTTTGTATGTTCCGTAGGCAATATCCAAGCCGGAAAAGATCGCCTTGAACCGGGTTATGTCGGTCATTTCTTCTTTCTACGATAGGTGGGGGACACGATGCAGTTTACTAGCCGCCCTCCGCCATGGTAATTGCAAGTCCCATGAACTGGAGGGCTGACCAAGGTCGAACACATGCTGAATCCGGAGAATCCGACGAGCCGCATGTGTCCCCCAAAACTCAGAAGGGTGCGGGTCCGTTGCCGGTTGCGCCAGCCTCACCTTCATGCTTAACCTTCACGTCGCCTGCGCCAACCGACTGCGCAAACGCCTTGGCAGCGTTGTAAATGTCAGCGGACTCAAGAGGACCGGTACGCTCGACTTCCCAACCAAACCACTTGCCCTTGTCGTTGGACTCGGCCACAGTGGAGAGCTTGTACAGCTGGCTGTACATGGGAGGTGTGAACAGGCCGTTCTTGCCCTGAATCTTCACCGACTGCATCATGCTGTTCCACTTACGGCTCTTCTTGAGCTGCGTGGACTTCATGGTGATCAGTGCTGGCTCAGGAACGCCAGCTTCGCTGACCATCATCACGTAGTAGTTGGCGGTGTTCTCGATGTAGTTGCCGTTGTCGAGGTAGTCCTTATTGTCGCCCGCTTCCTTGTGGGTTTGGGACAGGATGTCGCTCGTGGCCGGGTAGATGTGCACGGGTGCACCGCTGCCTTGTCCGCGTGGTGCCCACTCAATGTACTGACGCACGTATGCGCAAGGTACAACGGCGATGCCGCGCTTGCCATCAAAGAGCTCACCGGTGACGGTGTTCAAGACCATGCCCGGCAAGGCACCATCCACTTCACCGACTTCAGGGCTGGTGGTTGTGAGCAAGCGCAAGAAGGGCAGTGCATAGTCCTCTTGCGTCATGCCGTCAAAGCCAGCACCTGCGTCCTGCTCGATGTCGCTCATGATTGCCAATGCGGTGCTGGCGTTCTTTTCCGCAATTTCAGTGGTTTTAGCCATGATTCGTTTTCCTTGTTTCAGTTTGATTTGATGACAGCTTTTTGGCCAATGAATACGCCAAAGAGCTCCGTGTCGACAACTTCACCCTTCTCGACACGTTCCTTTACCCAAGCCTTGAGGGTCTGGGGTTCTATCTTCTGGGCTTGCTCGAATGGGTATCCGTTCGCGCCCAAGAGATTCAGTAGACGAGCGGAGAGCTCGTCTTCGCCGCGTCCAAAGCGAACGCTGACGGTGTTTTTGATGATGTCGTCAAAGCCGTGGTCACGCAGCCATTGGTAGGCTTCGGACTGACGGGCCTTGGCGATGCTTGCGCCGTAGTAGGGCTTGATGTCAATGGACGAGCCATCTTCCATCACAAACTTCTTCATGCCCGACTCGGCCATGGCCTCAGGTATGGTCTGCTCGGTGAGCTTGCGGTACTGGTCGTTACGCTCGGAGAGCGCCTCTTCCAGGTCGGCAATTTCTTTCTCAAGCAGCTTGGCACGACGCGCCAGCCCAGCAATGCCGGACACCTGTTCGTCAGAGACCTTCAAGGCCCCTGCGTCGTCTTCAAATAAAGTCGTAAGACTCATCTAGTTCTCCTTTCTTGAACAAATCAACCTCCAGTGGAATGTAGCGCCGTTCGCGCTTGTCCCACTTGAGGCACTTAAAGCGGCCGTTATTTTTTGAGGCAGCTACTGCACAGGCAATGCCTATGGCAGATGGGTCGCCGATGAGGAGCAAGTAGTCCTCGTCGGTGAATTTCTCCAGCTTGCGCTGAATGCGGCGGACCGTTGGCACAACAGAAAAAGCAATCTGCGCGTTGGGCGGCAGAATGGTTTCGATCTGGCCATAGTCCAGAGCGCTGACAATGTTGTGTTGAGGGGTCTCTGAGACGACGTAAACCTTGGGCACGTGAATTTCTCCTTTCTGAATTCGAAGGGCCAGTGTACACTACCTTTTCAGGGAAATGCAACCCCTGCCAGAAAGAAGATTCCATGGACCATTTTTTATCGACATACCCATTCAAAAACAAGCCCTTTGTTCACCAACAGGCTTACCTTCAGCGCTTCTGGGAGTTCCCTGTGGCCGCGCTATTCGCGGACATGGGCACCGGCAAGAGCTTCATGCTCATCAACAACGTGGCCATGCTCTATGACAAGGGCAAGATCAACGGGTTCTTGATCGTGGCACCAAAGGGGGTGTACCGCAACTGGTACGACACCGAGATTCCCAAGCATCTGCCTGACCACATCGTCTACCGCATGGCGATCTGGAACCCCACGCCGCGCAAGGCCGAGCAAAAGGCCATGGACGAGCTCTTCACCGTGACAGAGGACTTAAAAATCCTCGTCATGAACGTGGAGGCCTTCAGCACGGCCAAGGGCACCGCGTATGCCAAGCGCTTTTTGCTCGTGCACAACGCTATGATGGCGATCGACGAGAGCACCACCATCAAGACACCCGGCTCTGCGCGCAGCAAGAACACCGAGAAGGTGGGCCGTGGCGCGCGATTCCGGCGCATTCTCACCGGCTCCCCTGTCACCAAGAGCCCGATGGACCTGTACCAGCAGTGCGCCTTCTTGTCCGATGGCTGCTTGAACGTGAGCAGCTACTACGTGTTCCAAGCGCGTTACGCGGTCACCGTTGAACGTCAACTGAACACGCACACCTTCAAGCAGATCGTGGGCTACAGGCGCTTGGATGAGCTCAAAGAAAAGCTCGACCGCTTTGCCTACCGCGTGAAGAAGGAGGAGTGCTTGGACCTGCCCGACAAGCTCTACGTCAAGCGCGAGGTGGACTTGACTGACGAGCAGCAAAAGGCCTACAACGAGATGAAGGCCTTTGCGATGGCGCAGATTGAAGGCGGCTTGGTGAGCACGGTCAACGCGCTGACGCAGATCATGCGGCTGCACCAGATTGTTTGTGGCCACGCCAAGCTCGATGACGGCACGGTGGTAGAACTGCCCAACAAGCGCATGGACGAGTTGATGGCCGTGGTGGAAGAGACCGACGGCAAGATGATCATCTGGGCCAACTACCGTCACGACCTTGAAGCCATTCGCGTGGCCTTGGCCAAGGTGTACGGCATGAACAGCGTGGCGCTGTACTACGGCGACACAGGCTCAGAGGAGCGCCAGCGCATTGTCAACGACTTCCAAGACCCTGACAGCGAGCTGCGCTTCTTCGTGGGCAACCCCAGCACGGGCGGCTACGGCTTGACGCTCACGGCGGCCAACACGATGGTCTACTACAGCAACAGCTTTGACCTGGAAAAGCGCCTGCAGTCCGAGGACCGCGCACACCGCATCGGCCAGACCAAGAACGTGACCTACATCGACCTGATCGCGCCGGGCACGGTGGACGAGAAGATTGTCAAAGCGCTGCGCGCAAAGATCGACATCGCAACCCAAGTGCTGGGAGAGGACATCAAGTCATGGCTCATTTGATCCCGTGGTCCAACCGCTTTGTGTACGAAAAGCTCGAGCGAATCGACACGTCGGCAGGACGTGTTTATTCTTTGCCCAACGGAGAACATGTGGCGTCGGTGACGACCATCTTGGACCGCACCAAAGACAAGTCCGCGCTCAAGCAGTGGGCGGACAGGGTTGGGCAGGTAGAGGCCGATCGGCAAAAGGAGCAGGCGGCCTACATCGGCACACACATGCACACAACGCTCGAGTGCATCCTTGCTGGTGACCCGTTGGCCGTGGGCCGTGATTGGTTTGCCATGAAGGGCCAAGAGATGGGCTTTCGCTTGGCCAACCGGTACTTTGGGGAGGTTACCGAGATTCACGGCTCGGAGGTGTCACTGCACTACGGCCAGCGGTACGCGGGGACCACGGACTTGGTGGCCACGTACCGTGGGCATTTGGCCATTGTGGACTTCAAGCAGTCCGTTAAGCCCAAGCGCTACGAGTACATCACCGACTACTTCCATCAGCTCGCGGCCTATGCCACTGCACACGACGCTATGCACGGGACCGACATCAACTTTGGCGCGGTGTTGGTGGCCGTCCAAGACGGCACCACGCAGGAGTTCACCATCGCAGGGCGCGAGTGGTTGAACTTCAAGGCGCAGTGGATGCAGCGCTTATCCGACAGCGAGCGGCTGTCTTAGAAAATGCCGCCGCTTCGGACCGGTGCGTTACCTTGCTGAGGCTGTTGAGTTGCGGACGCGGACGGGCCTCCACCAAACATGTTGGCGCTGGTTTGCCCAACGGCGTTTGACAGATTTTGTCCCATGCCAGAGTTCATGTTTGACTGCATTGGCGCGGACTGCTGCATGTTCGAGAACATGTTGCTCTGGCCAAAGCCGGTGGACTGATTCTGAGCGGGCTGCTGCATGTTCGAGGACATGTTGAGCTGGTTCCTAGGGTTGTATTGGGTGGCCTGCATGAAGGCCGCTTGCGTGGGAGACTGCTGCGGTACTGCGGGAGCCCCCATCGCTTGTCCAAATCCCAAGCCGGCATTCATTACTCCCTGTCCGGGCATAAAAGATGGAGGATAAGCCGAGGACCCTTGTGTAACGTCAAATGCCTGCTGTGCTCGCTGTTGTTCCATCAGGTATTGTTGAGGCTGACCACTCAGTCCAATTAGTTGACCAGCTTGGTTGGGAGGAGGAGGGGTAAAGCCCCCAACCAAGTTGCCTGCCATGCCTTCTATGGGCCGGAACGGCTCGACTTGTTGTGGAGGAGCGCCGCTAGGCAGCCCCCTCGGCCCACCAAAGCCGGGAGGAGGGGTGCCCAAACCTATGTCACGTGGGGTGAACGGCGTTATATAGCCTGTCTCAGGTGTACCACCAAACCCAACGGCCGGAGGACTGCCAAAACCTATGTCACGAGGAGTGAACGGCGTTATATAGCCTGTCTCGGGAGTGCCGCCAAACCCAACGGCCGGAGGACCACCCAAACCTATGTCACGAGGAAGCATAGGCATCCCAATCGCAGGCTGGTTAGGCAGGCCTTTTGGGCCAGTAAAGCCGGGAGGTGGAGTGCCCAACCCTATGTCACGTGGGATGGATGGGTTCCCGCCAGTTAACTGTGCGGCCCGTTGAGCACGTTCCTGTGCTGCCTGTAACTGTGCGATCTGTTGTAACTGTGGCTGCGGCTGGGCGGCACGCTGGGCTGCGGCCTGCCGTTGAGCGACTTGCTGTAACTGTGCAGCACGCTGCATCTGTGCGGCCCGTTGAGCACGTTCCTGTGCTGCCTGTTGAGCGGCACGCTGGGCTGCGGCCTGCTGTTGAGCTGCACGCTGGGCTGCGGCTTTTTGGACAGCCGCCAATTGGCTTTTAGCTGATCTTGGGTTAAAGGTGGCCATTTGGGGTGTCCTTATCGGGCGGGGGTATTGGAATTATTGAGCATCGGACTGACCGAGTCAAACGGGAACAGTGCTTGGAACTGGGCACGAGCATTGCCCTGCGTCGGTGGACCGCTAGACGGCGCAGCAGGCTTTGTCGTGGCCGCGTTGGCGTTCATGCCGGGGAAGCCCCGGGTGCTGGGTGCAACGGGCAGCTGGCGCAGCTGACGTGCTGCTTGGCCTTGGACCGTGAACGGCGGCTGGCTGCTTGCGACGGGTTCGGGCTGTGGCTCTTCGTACGTGGCGTAGTTCAGGCCAGCGGAGAACAGGTAGCCGTGGAGCTGGCGGGCGATGTTGAGCTTCTCCCGCTCGGTCTTGCCTTTGCGCAGCAGCAGTGCGGCGAAGTCGGGGTCCTGCGCAGCACGCTCTAGCAAGGTCACGATGCTCATGTTTGGCATTTTACCGAGCACGTTGCGAAAAAGACTACTACCGGCGGCAGCTGCTTGCAGTGATCCGGGCCCCGCAGGTGCAACTGTTGAAGCCGCTCTCAAGCCTAGGTTACCAATAGCAAAATCTGTAATAGCATCCGCGCCGGGCACCACCTCGTCCATGGTGCGCCCGCTGGCCACGGCCTTCTCGATGCGGATCATCGGATCGACCAAGCGCTTGATGTTCTTCATCTCACCAAAGGTCATGATGCCGTTGGCACGCATGACGTTGACGATGGACGGCTGGTTAGGACCTAGGGGCTTGAAGAACGCGTCTTCAAACGCCTGCGGGCTGAACTTACCGCCAGCACTGGTGGCCTTGGTGTAGGCGTAGTCGTACAGCGAGGACTTCAAGCCCCGGATAGCGGCCTCTGGGCTGTTTGAAGACTTGACCATAGTGACCAAGTTGCGCATATCGCGCACGGGCGTATTGCCGTTGAGCATGCTGCCGACTGCAAGGCTGGGCCGCTCCCCGCCAATTTTAAGGACTTGGCCAAACGCGTACTGGTCAGCCGCGCGCTTCATCAAGGCGCTGTTCTCGTTTTGAACCATGCGGAAGGCGTTCTCGGCCTTGGTAGCGTCGGTCAGGTCCCCGGTGATGCCCAGCTTGTCCAGCATGGGCTTGTTCTCAGCCACGAACTTCTGCAGCTTCTTGGTGTTCAGCCGAGTGACTTCACGGCCCGTGGCAGGATCAAAGGTGGTGTCAATGGCAGCGGCCGCGCCCATGCGAAGAACACGCTGCTGTGCATCGGCCATGGAGGCCGCGCCGGCACGAGAGACGTCAGCGGAAGGCTTGAGGGCCTTGGCCTGTGGGCTGTCCACACCAAAGCGACGCACTGCGTCATCGTAGCGGGTGGACATGAACTTGACGGCGTCTTCCAGCTCGTTCATGCGCATGGCGGTCACGTCGGGATTTCCACCAAAGGCACGTGCCACCAAGATTTCAGCAGGCAAACGCTCGGCACCGCTGCCGGCCACGTCACCGGTCTCAGATGCCGTTTTGGCAAACGTGCGGGTGAAAACGTCGTTGAGCGACTTGGAGAAAGTGCGCGCCTCGTCAAACTCAGGGTTCTTCAACGAGTTCAAATCCTGCAGCATGCCATCGGCTATCGAGCCGTAGAAGTTGGCGTTGTTCATGTCACCCTTGCCGGCGGCTTCTCGGGACATCTTGAGCAACGTGGAACGGTAGTTCACCAGTTCATCTGCACCCAGAGCCTTGACGTTCGGCATGAAGCGAGCAGGCACTTGGCGCGTGTCAATGAACTCCTGGGTCATTTGGCCAGCGCGGAATTTCTGCACGGACTCCTTGTCAATGCCCATCGCCTTCATGACGTTGCGCACAGGCAGTGGAATGGCGTCTTCGTACAGGGCTGGTCCCACGCTGACAGCCCGATTCAGGAAGCTGTTAGCGGTGTTAGAGGGCGTCAACGTAAAGGCTACACGAATGCCCAGATTGTTACCGGCGGCCCTGCCCTCCTGCTTTGTAATGGACGAAGCAGTCAGGCTGTCCAACGCGTTTGTCCACAACTGAGACTCGTAGTCGCGGGCGCTGCGCAACGCAGTTTCGGTCTCGTTCTTGACGATCGCACCGATCTGCTGGCGCGCCTCCGGCGTGTCCCGTGTGATACGAGAAATCTTCAGCGCGGCGTTGGCGTCTGCAGCGGCCAGGCGGCCGTCGAGCATCGAAGTGAAGCGTTGCTCCTGCAATTTGGCAGCCATAGCCAAGGCGTCTTGCGTGCCAATGTTCTTAAGCCGGTCTACTAGCATCTGGTAGGCCATGCTTGCTTGCCGCCCTTGCTCTCGGCTTTCGCCCAAGAACTCGCGGCTGGCGCTGCCCAGCGCCGTCTCCATCTCGGTCAGCGCCAAGCTGCCGGTCTTCTGCGCCGAGGTAGGGGTGATACGTTTTGCGCCCGGCAGCGACAGCTGGTCAATGGGCATGTCCGCTTCTAAGCGGCGAATCAAGGTGGGGATGTCCTCGCCGGACTCTTGAAGGATGGTGTACAGGCGGTTCGCGGCCCGTGCTTCGCGGGACCCGGCGCTGAAGCTGCCGGCCATCTTGGACAAGCCATCCGCCACGGTGGCGCTGGCGTTGATGACAAAGCGTCCAGGGGCAAAAAGGCCCCCTGCAACCTCTCCCATAAAGCGCGTGCCGGGGGCACCCGGATCGTAGGACTCGGCAATGCCACCGCCTACGCCTGCACCGGTGGCAGCGATCGTCTCACTAATCTTAAAGGTCTTGGGGTTGCGCACAGCGGCGTCGCGGATGCCCGTGATAAATCGGCCCACACGGTTGCTTGTCAGGGTGGGCAGGTAAGGGGTGGCCGCGATGAAGGGGAGGGTACCCCCAAACGTCTTGCCACCTTCTCGGTAAGCCTTCGACGTGGGATCAACCGGCTCAGGGAATAAGGCCTTGTAGCCTTCTTCGGCGGTTTGCCCGACGTAGTAGCCCCCAAATCCTCCGACCAGCATTCCACCTACTGCAGGAATCGGGCCAAATGGAAGGCCCAGTTTCAATCCGGACACCGCACCGGCTACCGTGGGGCTCTCCTTGATGAGGCCTTGGCCCGCGCCTAAAGCGGCCTCGCCCATGCGCGTGAGCATCCCGGGGCGGGACTCTTCCAACCCCTCGGGTAGCGTGTCCGAAGAAAAGGCCTCGGAGAAAATGCGCGTGCTGGCTCCTCCGCCAACGGGCTCTAAGCCCTCAGGCAAATCCTCGTTTTTGCCTCGAACAATGTCGACAACAAGCCCGGGATTTTTCGGGTTAACTTTTTCGGACATGCGGGCCCCTTACTTTGCTTTTGGTTTAACGCGTGCGGGGGTTTTGCCCATCCACAAGACCTCTGTCCCCGGATCATATTGGTTGAACTCTTTTACGCTGAACACAGCGGGCGGAAGCCCCAAATTATTGTACTGCTGGGAAAGGGCTGAGGCACGTTGCCGTGCATCCGCCTTGTCAGCGGGCGACAGCCCGGAGCCTTCGCGCCCTTGTTCCTCGTACTCTTTGATCATGTCCCGAAGAGTGGAGCCCAACGCAATGAGCTTCGTGCCGTAGGCGTCGGGGTCTAGGGTGGCGTTGGGAATGATGCCGATAACAGGGCGCAAACGCTCTTGTTCCCGCACGCTGCCTTGCGTGCTCTTGAGCAAGGAGTTAACAATTCGCTCGGCCTGTTGCCGGGCCTGCTGGCGTGCCAAAGTGATGTCAGCAGCAGGGTCACCCAGCCCGGGGATGCCCGACACTACGCCTATCGCTGCCGATACTGGTCCGGAAACCTTGAATCGATTGTTCCACAGGGAAATAGGGGCCCCTGCGTCCGTGTCCACCACCGGAGCAGCCTCGGTGCCACCTGCCCCAATGGGCATGCTTAAGGGCACCGTCACGGGAGCTGAGCCAGCAGCGCCAACCGGAGCAGTCGTTACTGGGGCCTCGGTCACAGGAGAAACCGTCCCAGCGGGCAGGCCTTTTCTTGTTTCTATAGCAGTAACCATAAATGGAGGCAGCTGTTTACGCGTCTCTTGGTAGCCGGTTATGGTTTTCTCCACCGGGTCTATGATGGGCATGTAAGTGGGCTGCGTGTAGTTTGTGATGGCTGCCTCAAACTGGCGGTCCTGTTCGGGGGTGGTTTCCCCTCTGGCGTATTCTGGTGCAAATTTCACAAATATACCTAAGGAGCGGCCATCTAAGCCGCTGCCAAAGAGGTTTTCACTTCCCTTGCCCGCGCTCTTGAGCACGTCGGCATAGCCTTTGCGCTGCACTTCCAACAACCTGAGGTTGGACGCCCGGGTGCTCTCGATGTCCTTCTCCGCTGCCTGCAAGCCCAACAGCTTGGTCTGACGCTGCTCTTTGTCGGCAGCCGAGATGTACTGCGCCATCTCGCCGGGCAACGTGCGTACGGCACCGGCCAAGCGGCTAAAGCCCGAGCCGCGAAGCGGGCGACCCGCATCGTCGACGTTGGCCGCGTAGCCAAAGGCCCGTTGTCCGAGAGACAAGAGCATTTGCGCCTGTCGTGAGTCGGTGTTGTCGCCCAGAATGTCTTGGTAGACCTTGGCACGCTCGGCCGCTGCAGTTTGCAGGTTAGGCAATGCGGTAGGCTTGCTTTGCATAGTAGCCAAGAACTGGGCGCGCGCCTTTTCCACCATCTCAGGCGGCACATCAAAACCCAATGAGGACGTCTCACCATCAGGGGTCACGTCGTCCTCATCCGACCCCTCATTAAAAGACGCTTCTTGTCCAGCGGTCACTCCCGTTCTGGTTGATCCCTTACTAAAACGCTGGACGTACCCGCCACGGGCCATCTGGATAGGTGGCTGGTCCGATGGGGGCATGCCGGGTGGCATACTGCCACCAGCGCCGCCGATACCGGCCAACAACGCGGCGATGCCTCCGTCCTGTGCGGGAGGAGGCGCCATGTCTGCCCCGGGCATCATGGGTGGAGCGCCTTCAGGCAGTGGAGGCATGCCGGGTGGTGGCATGCCGGGCATGCCTTCCATCATTGGAGGCTGTGGCCCCTCTGCCATGGGTGCCGATTGGGGCAACGCGCCAATACCGCCACCGCCCTGCTGGGCCAGCACCGGCTGCAGCATGGCCAAGACCGTCTCGGGGGTCTCAGCCGCTGCGGCGTAACCCACCAAGTCGGCCAGCTCGTCGCGCCGCGCATCAATGGAGCGCATGTCGCCACGCAAGTTGTTCATCAAAATCTCGGGCGTGTCAGGGCGACGATCCAGCATTTCCTCAGGACTGCGCTCGTCCTCGTCATCGCCCTCATCGTCCTCGCTCAAAGCATCCAAGAAGCCTTGCATGATGCCGGTGTTCTCGATGTCGATGTCGTCGTTCATCATCATTTTGTTCATATCGTCCTCTTAGAAAAGGCCTGCTTTTTTCGCAGCGGCGGCGGTGGAAAGGCCACCCAATGCAATGCCGGCTGCCTGCTGGAAAGGGCTTGCCGTGGGTGCGCTGACAGCCGCTGTGGACATCTGCGTGGACGGTGCGCCCTTGTAGATGTCCGACAAGAAGGCTGCCTGCTGATACGGCGCATAAATCTTCTGCATCTCCGTGGCGCGCTGTGCGTCCAAGGCCTGCTGGTTGAACGCCTGCTGCGCCTGCCCCGTGTTGTACAAAAAGTTGATGTCGCCCTGCTGCAGTGCCTGTGCGGTCTGGCCCAGCGCGCCTTGCTGCACGCCCAACTGACCAAGCTGGCCGGCCAACGCGCCAAGGCCCTGTGCTGTCTGCTGGCCAATGCCAAACTGCTGGCCCGCCAACTGGCCGATGCCTTGGCCCAGCTGCTGCAGCTGCTGCCCTTGCTGGCCGTAGATGCCGGCAGTGGTTTGAGCGGCTTGGTTGCGCGCCTGCGCCTCTTGGAGCGCCAAGTTGGCAATGTTTTGGTTGATGGCCGCTTCTTGGCCCGCCAGTGCGCCGCCCTGAGAAGCCAAGTTACCGTACTGCTGCGATGCTTGCAGGAACTGGCCCGCTGCGCCTTGGCCCAGCTGCGCTTGCTGCGCGGCTTGTTGGCCAATGGTGGTGCCGGCTTGTAGCCCCAACTGCGCCTGTTGTGTGCCCAGTTGGCCAATGCCTTGGCCGGCCTGCATCTGGCGCTGTTGCTGCTGCTCAAAGGCGGCCAACGCCTGCGCTTGTGACTGGCTAAAGCCCTGCGACAAGAGGTTGGCGATCGTACCGGCTTTTTGATCCATCAAGTTGCGCTGCATTTCAGCGCGCTGTACGCCTTCGCGTTCGCCACCAAATGCACCCGAGCGCACCGCTTGCGCTGACAGGCCCTGCTGCGCGATGGCACCTTGGCGGTCCATCTGACGCATGGTCTCGTCAATGACCTGCTGGCGATAGGGGTCCATAAAGCTCTGTGCGGAACGCGGGTCAAAGCCCTGTGCAGCGCCTGCGATCGTGCCCAAGCCGGCTTGGAGCGCGCCCGTGCCCATACCCAAGCCGCCTTGGATCAAGGCCTGCGAGCGGTCAAAGTCTGCTTGGCTGGATAAGGCTGCCAAGCCTTGGCCCGTGGACAGCGCTCCGAGGCCTCCTGTGAGGCCCTGGCGAGCCGCACCAAACTGACCAGTGGTGTCGGACATGGCCGCGCGCCGCGCAGCTTCGTCTACGGCACCAATGCCTTGGCCAATCTGCCCGATGCCCGAGGTGATGTTGCCGGCAGCTTGGCCAGCTTGTTGCATGGCGGCTTGGGCGTCGGTAAACTGGTTGCGGGTGTCCGCGCCGCGAAGAACGTCGGCCGCCTCACCGGTGGTGGTGTAAGCGGAGCCCAGTGCCTGATTGGCAGCGGTCATGTACGGCGTGAACGAGCCCACGCCCAAATTCGAGGCCGCTTGCATGGCCGCTGTTTGGGCCGGGGTAAAGCCGGCTACCTGAAAGTCAGGCAGCTGCTGCGACAGGGGTTGCCTGCCGGTGTTAAACGCAAGTTTTTGTGCCTCTTGCAGCAGCCTGAGCTTGTACGCTTCAATCTCCGGGGCTTCCCGGACAATTTGTTGGGTAGTTTCGGTTGCCATTTATTTCCCCTTGACCGGGCCGCCTTCGAGCATTTTCATGAGCTTGTACATGCGCGCCGCACCTTTGCGACGACTTCCTTTGCCGGCATTACGCACGGCCTTGGCGGTAAACACAAACTCCCCGTCTGAAAGCATAGCCGGAATGTCATCTGAGGTTCCGGTGCCGGGGCCGTTGATGGGCCCTGTCTTGCGTGGGAACTGCGTGCGGTTCATCTCGCCGCCCTTGGCACGGTAGATCAAGGGCACGCCATACATGCCTGCCACGTTATAGGGCTGTGCCACACCACCGGGCGAGTTGGTGATTCCGCCGCCCATGTAAACGGGAGCAACCCCGCCGAGCGGGATGGCGGGACCAAAGCTGGTGGGCGGTACCACGCTGCTGGGGGGTGACTTAGGGCGTCGGTAGCTGGAATCCAAGCCGCCTTGGAACTCCATCGGGTTGTCCCGGATGTAGTCTTTACCGGTGTACTCTTTGTCAAACAAGGGCTCCTCTTCGCCGGGCTTCTGCTTGAACGCACCAAGGGCAGCGGCCCCCAATGTGCCGACGGCGGCCAACGGGGCGTATTTGCGGAAAAAGCCGGCGTCCGAGGGCAGGCCGGCTCGGCTGGGGGAGAGGTACGTGTCGTACAGGTCTTTCCCCACGTTAATAGGCTCCTGCACAAACTGGCGAGCGGTGTCAATTGGACCGGTCATGCCCAGACTGCCCCGTTCAATCTGAATGTTGGTGGGGGACGGTCCGAGGCTTGGGGAAACGGAAGCTGGGTCGATGCCGATGCTGCGGTAAAGCTCGTCTTGATAAGTAGGGTCAAACTGCACAGCCGCGTTTCGAGGAGCTGCAGCCACCACGTCCTGAGCGGTTCCGATGGCGTTGGCAGGGCCTACCGCTTCGACACCGGCGGGGGCGCTCGCGCTCGGAGCAGCGGCAGGGGGAGCGCCTGCGGCGTCAAAGTCGGCACGGAACTGGGCGTCCTTTGCCGGGGTGGCTCGCGCATTGTCTATGCCTTGCATAGCAGCGGCTGAAAGACCCGAAGTCAGGCCCATCCGCAGGGCCTCATTGGTGCTCATGCCACTGAGCTTGCCAATACCGGCACCAATGACGCCGGTGGCTAATCCAGTGTTCAGGGCACTTCCTGCTGCCCCCGGCAAGAAACTTCCAACGGACGACACGGGGCTGTAGCCCATGACCGTGCCGCCCCCGCCGATGTAGCCCATGGCACCGGCCACCAAGGCCTGCTTGACAGTACCGCCACCTGCCAAGGTAACGCCAGCGCTGGCCACACCAGCGGCGGTGCCCATCGATAAGCCCACGCCTGCTGGGCCGAGGGCCACGGCCAAGCCCACAGTCAGGATGATTTTCCCGACAGGACTGGCGGCAACCTTCTTGACTGCGTTGCCGACCGACTTGACGGCTTCTTTGACGCCCTTGAAGAACTTCTTGAAGAATTCTGGCAAGCCCGTGACGGGGTTGATCGTGCCAGAGCCACCACGTGAGTACAGCAGCTGGGCTTCTTCTGGCGTGATGTGCGCCAACATACTGTCGCCGTTTCGGCCCTGTGAGGCCAAGTAAGACGCCACGTCTGCCAAGCCACCTTCGGCCATGGCCATTGGAGCCATACCGCCCATGCCAGCCATGGGGTCCATGTCCTGCATCGGGGCTTGCGCGCCTTGGCCCTGCATGATTTGAAGCTCGTTCAAGGCGGCCAACATGGCACCCAAGAACTCCGGATCGTAGTCTTCAGGGAGGTCCTCTGCGTCAACAACGTCCTGATCAATCAGCTGTTGGCGCAGTGTGGGGTACTCGGCAGGGCGCTGGGACAGATACTCAAAGAGCTCGATCATGGTGGCCAGCTCAGAAGGCGAGAGCTCAATGCCGGCCAAGTTCTGGCGCAGCGACTCGGTGAGCGCGGCCAAGCCTTCGGGGTCGGTCATGCCCATCGCAGTTTGAGCGGCGTCGTACGCCTGCATGCTGGTCACGCTCGGTTGGGCCTCTTGCCCCTGCATGGCTGATCCCTGTGGGAGAGCCATGATGCCTTCTTCATCCATGATAGTCCTTTCCAGTTTTTGCCAGTAGCTCAGTTGAGAGCCGCGCGCCGGGAAAGGACGCGATGATGGCTGAAATTATCCAACAAAAAGCCTTGTTTTGTCCACTCATTACGACCTGTCCGTCTCTAAGTAGGACAGATAAAAGTCAACTGTGGCCACGGTCGACGTGACTTTAAGCACGTCGCCCGTCTCCAAGATGCACGGCACGCCACTGAAAGCGTCCATGGTCTGGCCCGTGGGCAGCGAATAGCTCTTGAGCAAGGCGAAGGCCGTGGCCCCGCCGCTGGGGTAGACGTTCACCGACAGTGCGGCCGGGGAGGCGTTGCGGTTGGTCACCCGCAGCGAGGACACCACCGCTGTGTTGGCCTCAGGCACCGTGTAGATGGTCGTCTCCGTGGTCGCTGCCGGGGTCAGGTGCTTGCGCAGGTACTTGTTTGCCATGGTCAGCCCGCTGAAACAAAGTTGATGGTGAGGATCACCGAGGGAATCTCAGGCCGTGTGGGACTCACGCCGGCGGCGTAGTGCTCCAAGTACACGTCGACGTTGTCTGCCCACCATGCGATTTGCAGGTAATTTACGGCAGGGTCTGTGACGGTGAAGATGCCCGTGATGGCCGGCACAATGTGCGACCAAACACTTGCGCTTTTGCGTGCCGGTATGTCAAACCGGGTGTTGCTCAGCGGGTAGTTTACGCCCGTGTCCTTGGCCCATATCTCAAACTCCGCTGCCGTGTTGCTGCGGTTGGTCACCTGCAGTGTGAACGTCACCAAGTACTGCCCCGAGCAGGGCACATAAATCTTGCTGTTGTCCACCACCCGAATACCGTTGCTCAGTGCCACGGTGTTGTAGGTCAGGATGTTCTCGCTGGTGATGCCCGCACTGTTTTGGTCCGCCGTGGACAGCAGCATGGCATGCGGCTGCAGCATGCCGTTGGAGAGCTGAAAGCCTCGAATGCCCCCCGCAAAGCCGCCCGCTGCACCGCTGCCAGCGCTCATCCAAGTGGCCGCAGCAGCGGTGTCTTGGCTGATAACAGGGGTGTAGGTGTTGTTGAGCTGGAAGATGACCTGCTCGAGCGAACGCACCAGCTGGTTGAACTGCTGCGGGTCGTAGCCCGACGGAGACGCGTTGGGCAGGCGGACGTTGGTGATCTTGCTCATCTAAAGCCGTCAGGTTGGATGTCCACGCGCATCGTGCCAAAGCGCCACCGGCTTCCCAGCTCGTCGCTCTCAATGCGCAATTGAATCTGTCGGCCCCGTGCCCGCGTGTCCACCTTGTCCGTGGTCGGCGTGATGATGTACGGGTCCAAGGAACTGGGCGTCGCACTTGTTTGCGGGTACAGGCGCAGCAGTAAGCGCACCGTCAGGTCCCCTACTTGATTCTTAAAGTCAGGAATAAAGCGGCGCATAAACAGCACCTGATCCCCGTCCCCGATGTCAAAGTAGCCCGAGTAGATGTACGCGGGCAGCGGCAGGCCGTTGGCGTCCACACCGGTCTCTTGGTTGTACAAGTGGCTGCGTCCCGGTGTGAGGCCGTAGATTGTGGTAATCGTGGCCTCTGTGTCCAAGGGCAGGTACTCCGTAGCAATGGGCCGATCAAACGTGCCAGTATCGTGCCACGCGGTGCGCGCCATGGTGCCAATGGACCAGACGTTTTCCAAGTAGTTGTAGGTCACGTAGCGGTTGATGCGATCGCTGTTCAGCGTCGGGTAGTACCACGTGACTTCGTTGAACTGCGTGTTGATGCCCACGTTAACCAAGGAAGCCTGCGCGATGTTCAGGTCCTCAAAAACAAAGTCCTGCACGGAACAGGCCAGCTTCTTGACCGTACCGTCAAACACGAAAAACGCGTCCTTGCTCATCCAGTACGCCACGCCGTTGATGTCAGCCGATGCGTGCGGGCCAATGATGCCGCAGTTGGAGCCCAACTGCTGGAAGCCAAAGGTGTAGGGCGGGCCTAAGAACTGCTGCCCGTGCAGCGCCGTATCGGTCCAAATCAAAATCTGGCCCCGCGAGCGCGCCGCAGAGATAATCTCGTTGCCGTCCGTCAGGCGCTGACCGCCCGCCGTGTTCGTGGCCGTGGCCACAAAGTTTCCAATGTCCTCTTGGCTTGAAAAGCGCACAAACATCGGGTCTTGGCTGGTGGGGTCCCCCAAAGTGCTCTCCGTGCCAAAGCACACCAAGTGCCTGTCCGGCGTGGAAATGAGCGCAAACTTGCTCTTCGTGGGCGCTCCTGAGATGATCACGGCCCGCGTGCTGATGCCCCCGCTGGGCAGCCACTCAAAGATGCTCCCGTCCACCAGCTGCAAGATGAGGTTTTCGCCGTAGTTGTCAAACTGCCATACCCGGGACAGCAGCGACAGGCCGGCAGAGGCTGGGCGGGGTGTGCCCCACGTGCTCAAGCCCCACGTGCCGGTGCCCCAACCAAAATCAACAAAGCTCGTGTCTGAGCCGACGTTTATCTGGTAGCTCGCGTTGGCCGTGCCGGTCGTCGCTGCCGTGCTGGTCGCCGGGGTCGGCGAGAGAATGGTGTACGCGTTGGCACTGAGCACCTCTTGGATTTCAAACTCGTTGGTCAGGGTCGCGTTGGGGATGCCACCGGGGTCCCCCGTCACGCTCGAGAAGGTGACAAAATCACCTTGGATGGCCCCGTGGGCCGCGTCGTTGACGGTGACCAAAGACTGGCCGCTGACCGTGGTAAACGTCACAGCGCCCGTGGCCCGAATGGGGGTGATGTCGGCCCACGCACCGCCGTAGAAGACATAGACCTTGCGGTTGGTGCCAAGGGCCGCATAGGGCGCACCGTCCAAACCATTCCATGTATAGATACAGCTGGTCAAGCCAACGAAGTTCACCAAGCTGCTGCCAAACTGTGTCCACCCGCCCAGCTTCTCAGGCAGGCCGTAACGAAAGCGCACGAAGTCTGCGTCCACCCAGCCGCCTTCCGCGCCGTATTCGGTGTTCTGTTTGTCAACGCCAGGCTTGAGGAAGAGTCGTAATAGTGGCATGACTTAGCGATACCCCGCTGTTTTTTTGGCAATGGCCTTGGGCTGCTTTACGAACTGCTTCCCGGCTTTTTTGCCAGCACGTTTCGCACGCGTTGTAGCAGCGTACTCAGCAGCGCTGAGGCTTTTAATTGCAGCTTCAGGAAGGTATCGTTCACCTGTTTCAGAAGATTTTTTACCACTTTTCGTTCTCCATTTTTGGTTGCCCCAGTCTTTGAGGCTTTTTTGAGGGGCCTTCATGATGTATAGCCTCCGCCTGCAGCCTTATATTTCTTGGCCACAAGCTGTGCTTTTCTCGCGCTCCATTTTCCAGCGCCCGTGCCTTGGGTGGCGGCAGCCTTCACCTGAGACACGATCCGCTTGCGCAGTTCGGGCTTGGTGTAGTTGCCGGCCGCATTGACCTTGGATTTGGGTTTGGCGCTTGGCACGTGGTCCTCGCTTACATTGTCGCGCCGGTTGAGGCGGGCATCGTGGTGATCTCAATGGCAACTGAGCGACGCAGGTTCAAGGGCTCTGCACAGTCCGCGCAGGTGTCTGCCTCCAGCTCCGAAGCGTCTAGGTCATAGCCGCATGCGCCGCACACGACATCGATCAAATGCGACGGCTCTGTGTTGCCATCAGGCAGTGCTCGAGACGGGTTCTGTAGCTTCATGATTCACCTCGGTTTTTCTGTATTTTACGCAACCAAGCCCGGAAGGTATACCGTTTTTCCACCCTGCTTCGTTGCAGTCATCACTTGCTTCTTGTTGTCGCCGGACACAAAGCTCACATGCACCCAGCCGCTGTCGGGTATGCCGGGGGTATAAAACTCGAGGATTAATTGGCGGAACTCAAGGTTGTCCTTGATCCACTGCGCGAGTTCTGCGTTGGGAACTCCGGGGATTTCGATGTCGGCTGCTTGGCCTTTGCAGTGATCGCTGGTCTTGGAGCCGCCCACTTTGGCATTGACGTCGGGGTGCCGGAAACCGCTGTTGATGTGGACGCCCTTGGCGAAATGATCACGGATGGGCTGCAGCACGTTGCCGGCCAGCTCGGTCAGGTTGGCAATCTCGGCGGGGCCGGGGGTGTTTTCCATGTCGTTGCGAACGGCGGTCTCAGACTTGGTCAGCTCGTGCAGGGAGAAGTTCTTGGTCAACTGGGTCATGTTTAAACTCCTTCGGGGGTTTCAGTAGTGGGCGCAGGATCGGGCTTGTTGGGCTTGGCCGGGTCGGTGTTAATGGCCAATAGGGTGCCCAAGCTGCCGGTGATGAATGTGGCGATCGGGAACAGCAACTCGAAGAAGCGTGCGTCATTGGGGGCCATGCCGCCCATGGGTTGGGTGACAAACACCAGCGAGTACAGCACCGTGAAAACGATGCCCATCAGGGTGATCGTCATGCCGACGCCGATGACAAACTTCAACTTCTCGTCCAAGGTGGGTTTCA